GCTGTAACGAGAAGTGAACGCTTCCTGCGCCGTATCGTAACTGATAGCCTCACCTTCACCCTTTACCGGGGCAGCTGAGAAGCCAGACAGCTTCACTTCTTCTTCAAAGGAACGGTCAGAGCTCTCAACATCGAAGATGTCTTTGTGCCCCTCGTCGTACCGCTTGTACTCCATACCGAATAACGCATTGAGACCCGGTAGGAGCTCTTTCAGCATTTGTGCGCGTGAAATAGCCATTATCTAGTCTCCTATACGCCAGCAGCAGTTTCATATTGATGCGGCTTGATCTTAACAATAGCTTCAGTGTAACCACCGACACTATTCTTAGTCTCTTCGACGAAATCAACGAAACGAATTGGAAACCCTGCAGTGGTAGCTGCGGTATGATTCACCGCTACTTTGGATTTGCCAGTTGTAGTAAGCCCAGCATTCTGCACAAGTTGGCCGTTAGAGCCCCGATCTGCAGTGGTGAGCGTGAGCGTAGAACTGATGGTAGTAGTGCCAGAAACAATCGCGACCTTAAACAGCTGATCGGGATCATCGCATACATACGCAACTGCATCAGTAGCTACAGTACTTGCAGGCCAATAGTTCTTATACGTCGGACCCATATCAGCATCGGTATAAAAACAGCCTAAAAATACACCAATAGGTGTAGCAGCGGTCGTACCTACGTCTTTCTCGATTCCCCCGCCAAGTACAAGCTTGACAAGGTCTCCGTTAAATACTGAGGTAGTGTACCCGTTAGCGATTGGAATATGACGGATGGCATGATTGTTAACATTGCCTCCCATCTTACCAACCGGGATCAGCCCATATGGGGCCGAAACACTTGGATAAGCCATGAGAAAATCTCCTTAAGGAAAAAATAAAATTACTTCGAACCTCTCCCAAAGGTTACACGTGAGTCGCGGTCCTTAAATAAAGGCATTCGCGGGTCATTCTCTTTCATGAAACTGTTATCCACAGAATCCATTTGCGCTTTGCCATGTTTCTGGTAGTACGCTTCACGCTGTTCTACCATCTCCGTAGGCATCTTACAGAGAACCAGTCCACCAACCTCGATCAACCCAGATGCTGCAGCTCCTGCGCTAACAGATAGCTTCATTTCTGCGTGATCTTCAATACGGCAGGTTTCCCAACCCTCTCTAACTTTGCGAGAGAAATTACTAGGATCGTCAATACCAAGCATGGATTTACGAACCCAACGAAACGAGTACCCATCTTCAGGGTCAGGTGTAGGCAACAAGCTTGCAGGTTGCCACTGTTTTGGGCGGGCGTTAGTTTCCCGAGTGTCTGTATCTCGTGAGGTTCTGTTTCCTGATTTGTTAGAGTTCGACATAATAGTTATCCCTTGCTAATCTTTTCAAGCTCACGATAGTAAGCCTCATTTGACACACCAAGCCGTTTGGCTATAGCAGCCTGAGACTTATTAAGCACTACCTTTCGACCTTTAGGCGTTCTGCCCACTGGCGCAACAACGGTAGAGGGTTGCTGCTTTTCCTTAGTTGGAGTTTCTCCGAACTTGCCGGGAAACACTTCCTTCATGCGAGCGTTGATCCGCTCGTAATAATAGTCAGTCGAGGGAGGTACACCCTCCTTAACTAACTTCTGATGTAAGCCCAGTGCGAAGCTGGTCATCTCATCGTCTGCTCCAAACCACTCGTTCTTATCCCCCCACTCTCTAGCTCTAGTGTCAGGTTCAGGTACGGCAGTTTGGTGTTCTACCCCACTATATACAGGATCTGGTTGTGGCTGTAAAGTGAACTGAGGCTGAATCTGCTGAACCCTATTGTGATCTATAGTAGCTTCACTCAATTTATGCTGAGCATCAGCTATCTGTTCAGCTTCCCCAGTCTCGTACGCGTCGCGATAACCTCTCTTAGCGACATCTACCGCTAAATCAGCCCTTTTCTTGGTCTCTTCTAGGGCCCAAGCCTCCCCAGTACTTAACTTCTCACGGAGGGCATCGCGCTCCTGCATGATCTGTTGCGTAAAAGTAGCAGCCTCGTCGCGTTCCCTAGTAGCCTCTTCCTTAGCTCGACGCTCATCGTGCCACGCCTTCTTCATCTGAGATATGCGCTGCTGCACTTTCGTAGAATAATCTTCTACCTCAGTGGAGGTGTCTAGGTCTTCCAGTTCGTCAGAAATCTTCTTAGGGAGCGGAGCCTGATTCTTATCTTTTTCGGGTGTATCGTCCTTAACCTCTACATCCAACTCCTCGGCATCCTCTTCAACTACAGAGACCTCAGGGGGGTCTTCCGATCCCACAATATATTCAGTGTCAGCAAATTCGTCTTGTTGGGCTTCTTTAGCCATACCTATCTCCTAAATGCGGGTGTAACCCGTTGGGTCTGCAACGACTGCTTCTACAGAGTCGTCGTTAACTATCCTAAACATCTCTTTCCCGTACACTTTGAACCGCGTACCAGAGTAAGCTCTCATGAGGACAAAATCCCCGATCTTACAATAGGGGCCTGAAGGAAACTTATCCTTGTCCTTGTATGCGTCAGGTCCCATGTCCAGCACTTGTACAACCATCGTAGATATCTCTTCATTCTTCCTAGTGGCATCCGCTTTGAGGATGCCGCTCCCAAACGCCTCTTTAACCTCAGGTATAGCTACGAGCAGGTGATACCCCGTAGGAACCGGGATGGCATCTGGAGTTAATTCTGGTGCTTCTGCAGCTGTCGCTGTTGTGGTACTCATGCGTCTTCCGTCTCCTCTTCGTAAGCATCGGCGGTGGCAAAAATGATCTCTCTGGCGATATCTAGCCCGCGCAATACGCCAGTTGTATGACGATAGTCCTCAAAAGTCTTAACTGAACCCTCCAGCAACCCTTCCGAGATAAAACCCTCCTCGTCCTTGATCTTGTCCGTACAATATTTCGTAAACTGTCTTATCATGAGCCACCTCCCTTAGTGTCTTTATTAATCTTGGCGCGTTCTCGTTCGTCCTTCAGCAGGGCTTCCTTGGCTTTAAACGTTTGATCAACTCTCTTCTGGCGGTCCTGTATCGCCATACGATCTCGTTCCAGCTGATTATCCATAAGTGACTTCTTGGCCTTAAACGCCTGATCCACCTTAGTGCTACTAGTCGCGTCAAGGCTTCTAGCCGCTTCTATCTCATTGTCCATCAAGACTTTCTTGGCCTTAAACACCTGATCTACCTTGTCAGCTGCCGTCTGACCTTCTACCTTGGCGGCTTCAATCTGGACTTTGGCTGTGTCAATCTGGTGATCTAACTCGTCCTTCTTCATCTTGCGCTGTAACTCACCCTGCTGCATCTGCATCTCATGCTGCTGCATCTGCACTACTGGGTCTTCGGCCCTCTGCTTAGCCTGCTGCGCTTGAATCTCCTGAGTATTAACACCAAGCACCTGCTTCCCAGCGACAGCGACCAACTTAGACAACGCAACTTCCGCTTCATCCGGCAACTGTTGATCTGGTGGGGGTAGAGATACTCCCAGTTGTTCCTCAACCTGATTCCTGTATTGAAACCCTAGGTGTTCATTCACGTGCGCCATGCCAGCAGCCATCTTAGCGTCCGCACCCGGTCCCTGCATACTTAACATCTGTTGGATCTTGGGATCTTGCCCGAACGACATATGTGCAGCGATATGAGCCTCATGGTCCTGATGAATGAACGCTTTAACAGGCTTACCATTGAGTAGAGCCATGTTTTCAGACACAGGGTCCATCGGAGTCTGATCATCTTCCACCGGGACAAGCTTCTCAGCATTCTTTATCCCCAACGTCTCTATCATCTGCCTATGCAGCATGGGTAGGTCATAAATCTGGGGCGCGGACTGCGCTAACTGGAGCGCAGACTGATATTGAGCAATCCTCTGACTCATTGTTGACGCATTTGGGTCACTAACAGGAATTACCTCGACCAAACTGTAATCTTTCTGCCTAGCGGAGGACCCTTCGTCCCCTTGCGCGTCGTATTCGTAGTCTGCGGGGGCGTTATCCCGCATTATTCCCTTAAGAATGTACAATTCGTGCTTCATCGCGGCATGTACACGCGCCTGAATAGCCGTCATCGTCTTGAGCGTGCGCTCTAAGATAGCCAAAGTTGACCCAACTGGGGCATTTGGCTGCATATCAGCTACATTTACGTCACTAACCGCTGCGAACCGCCTGCCTTCAGCAACTATGTTCTCCAGCAACTGATAGAGCACCACGGAAGGCTCCTTAAACGGCAGCGGCATGATATTGTCACGGATCGTGCCAACCGGCACATCAACATCACGGAATTCACCCGGTGCGATAGGGACATCCCCACCTTTTATTCTGAGGCCCCTGGTTCTGAACCCACCCGGTAGATTTGAGAGTGTTCCAGCGTCCACCAGCTGTCTAAGTATTGAAGTAGCTCCCTTGGCGAACCCACCAACGAGATGAATAAGGCCAAAGCCATAAAATCCAAAGCCAGGAATATAATTATAATGAGAAAAGTGTATTCTCTTAGCTTTCTGATCATCATCTTCCCGCCAATTTCTATAAATGGACAGTACAGTGTTAGATCCCTTGTCTATTGTTACGATGTATGGCAGTTCTATACCAGTTTCATCCCCGTTCTTATCCTTATCTTCGTACCCTACTAGGTCTAATTCACAGTGGATCTCCAGTAAAGTATAACGATCATCATTATCTGAAGTGTACCCACTTAGGGAATCTTTACTGTCTGCTATGTCATCTTGGTCAGCTACCGGGTCTCCTAGGTCCACATCCCGGTAAAACCCACTAACCTGCATCTTTCTAACCTCATTACGAGATTTTTTCATGCGGTGGGTGTATCTCTGAGCGGAAATCAGATCAGAAGCCCCATAACTAACTATAAAGTCCTCCGCAGGGACAAACTGAGACACTGCTCGACCCATCGACGAGTCGTAATACGTTTTCTTGAACGCAGACCCTGCAATCGGCAGGTTCCACAGCATACGTTCATGTTCTGACCTGTAGTCGGTCATAGTACAGACCAGCGCGTAGTTCATGTCTTCACGGACGCGAGCCGCCGCTTCGTTCTTTTCTCTAGTCTCCGCTCCCAGCACTATAGTTTTAACGGGTCCCTGCGCGGGGAAAGTCTCAACGATAGTCTCAGACTGAAACTTTACTACCGCTTCTGCCAGTAGTGGGTGGTACACACCGAACGCACCTTCCCAAGGCTCGGAACGGTCTTCAATAGTGAGGCCCAGCAGCTCTAAACCCTCTTTCAGGGTGTCTTCCCAATCAGATCTAGAGTCTAGGTCCGACGCATAAGACTCCATCAGATCACTACTAATGAGGTTCAGCTCATTATCATCAAATTCTTCAGCTAGGTTAGCCCCGAAGTCCTCATTGTCGGTATCTCCGGGTCTTATCTCTATCTCCGCACCACCAACACCTATAGTTACACTCTCCGGATCTACAATCTCTATCTCAAGAGCCGCCTCGTCTCGGGGGCTATACAGCGCTTTATCCACAGCCATCTATCTGTCCTCAGTAATAAGCCGCTCTTACCGGCATAAAATCACCATCATCGTCCATACTTCTATCAGACGGCAGCGATATGAACCCACCCGTACGGAATCTCATAAGGGCGTAAACTGTACTATCCACCAAGTCATCGTTAGGCATAGCCGGGAACCCACAAACCTCATCCACAACTTCTTCAGCCCACCTTCGGTTGACGGGGAACCACACCATCCCTGACGCAAATATATCAGAGACCGCGTTCAACCGTGCCACTTTATCACCACTCGCTCTGGTAGGAGTAATCTCCTGCACCGGCATACCACTCCTGCGCAACTCCTGATACAGCGCGGTCCCCGCACTTTTCTTCTCCACCACGAACCAATCTGGCTCCCACGTCTTGTACTCGTCGTAGGCAAGTCTCTTCAACTCTGGAAACTCTAACCGCTGCTTAATACTGTTCAACAGTATTATCGCAGCTTCCTTCTCCCCGTCCTCATCGTCTCTATAGAACACACCCCAAGTAGTCAACGCAGTGAAATCAGCTCGGTTGTTCTTCTCTGCTGCGGCGTCCAGTGACATTATGATGTACTCGCATGGGGGTGGGTCGTCTCTATCCCACTCCTGCCACCATTCTCTCTTGATTATGGCCGATTCTGCCGCTGTCGGCTCCTGCATGTACTGCGCTGACCACTGGAACGACGGCATCGAGGCCTTTGTCCGCAATAGAGACTTAACGTCCCACTGATCAGGCCAAAGAGAGACTACTCGCTCCTCTTCAGGCAACGCACCACTGGCACCTTTCTTCTCCAGTATCGCCGGGAACTCCACCACATCCCACTGATCTGCTTCTGGGTTACGTGCCATGTCCTCGTGCAGCTTCCCAATCAGGTCATTCTGCGCCCACCGCGTGGCTACTACAGCTACTGAGCCTCCGGGCATAAGTCTTGTTCTGGCACCGAACGCGTACCAGTCGTACGCCTTCTCGAACACATCAAAGTTCCCACTCAGAACGTCCTGCTCGTTGTGCGGGTCATCGATCACCAACAGATCTGCTCCACGACCTGCTATGGCACCACCAATACCCACAGCGAAATACTCACCCCCAATGTTCGTGCTCCAACGCCCAGCGGACTTACTGTCCTGCGCCAGTGACACATCAGGAAATATCTTACTGTACTCCGGGGAGGCGACGAGGTTACGCACCTTACGCCCAAAGTCCACCGCCAGATCTGATGTATGCGACACCATCATGATCTTCTTAGCCGGGAAGTTACCTATGAACCAAGCAGGAAAAAATATAGATGTCAGCTGAGACTTACCGAACCTAGGGGCAATACTGACGGTGGCCCGGTCCTTCCGGTTGTACGCCATATCTTCTAACAACGTACCAAGTCTTTCGTGGTGGGGCCCCACCATGTACTCCGGCATCATCGCCTTGGCAAACTCTAGGAGCGACTTACGACAAGTGTCCGCCCTCTTTCTATCAGCTAACTCAGAAGATATCCGCAGTATGCTTTCACGTTCGACGGCGCTGAACTTGTCTATGTGTTTTACCAGCAGCTCGCACTCAGCAGTCGTTAGCATCAAAGGGTCTCCCACACAGCCCAAGCCCACACTGCTAGACCGAAACATATAAAAACCCAGAGCACGACGCAGTTGAACAGATCTTTAACGCTATCGTCTTTCAAACCCGTGCCTCCCGAACGACTTATTCAGTTTTATCTTGAACTCTTCTATTTCGTCTAGCTCAACGTTACCTTGCACCCATACAGATGCAGTCTCGTGTCCATAATTAATCAGGTAGTAGAAATACTTCTCTACTTTGTCGTCTAGATTCACACTCGTTCCGCCTACCCCACTCGTTCCGCCTGCCCCTCTATTATAGTACTCAACTTAGACCGTAATAACGCCTCAAGTTCTTCAGTGCCCCTATGTTCGATAACAACTTCATGCCTTTCAGCGAACAGACTTACATCACTGATCTTACCTAGAAGCTCCAGAGCTCGTAACCTGTCGCTTGGACGGGCACTGTCAGAAGACTCCTCAATAAGCTTGCCGGTGACGTATCGCCTGATCTGGTTGGCATCTTCTATGAATAGCTCATCGTACTTGGAGAGCATGGCCTCCAGCTTTATAACGAGCGCGGGTCTTTGAAGTTCTAACGCGGTGGGGTCCCTGCCTTCAGCAAAGATACGGCGAGCACGATCTTCATCACGATCCTTGATTGCTTTCTGGTGATCGCTAACTTCGCTTGGCGCGTCGCTAAGCTCGTGCAATGCAACCGCAGTCTGGGCGGCAGCATATATCTTTTCTCTATCAGCTAGTTTTGCAGGACGTGCGATAGGCACACTGTCCAGATGTGGGGTGAGCAGCATGGGGGGAATTATAGCGGAACCACCGGGGGTGATTCAAATATCCTATTTGGATCATGTGCTTTGAACGAAGGTGAATGAGGAACTTGGGGGTGAATGACGGGTGAATGACGGGTGAATGACGGTGCTCACCCTAATCTGGGTGAGGAAAGTAGGCCTTTGGGTGAGGGTAGGGTATTGACGTGCGGTTTGGATTCATATTGGGTTCTGCTCCTGAATTTGAAATGAATTTTCTAAAAGGCTTTTTGGCTCCTCCCCCGCCGCTCTTCTTGTCCCCTATTTAGGGGGGTACAAGAACATTAAAATTTGAAATAAATTTTCTAAAAAGGCTTTTGGGACCCCTATTCCTGAATTTGAAACAAAATCTAGAATCGTTCGCAGTGTGCGGTTTGGATTCATATTGGTTCCTGAATTTGAAACAAAATCTAGAATCGTTCGCGTGGGATAGCACGAAGAGTAGCGGAGGGGACCCGTTGGAAAATTTGGGGGGCGGGGGGTACTTAGTTTCCATATGCCCGTACCGGCTCAGACCGGTTAAAACTGGCTATGACCGGTAGGGTATGGTATTGTTGGGTTGTAGTACAGGTTAACAACATAAGAGGATAAGACAATGACAACACAACTACCACGCTACAAGTACATGGAAGAGGAACATCAAATCTGCACAATAAACACCGGTCGTTATTACGCACCGGAAGGCCAGATCATATCCTTTATGATCAAGAGTGTAGACACGGAATACAATTCAGACACCGGCTACTTCGAGCACTCATTCGTTGTGTGGTACCGCGATTACTCGCGGCATCTGTCCGGAGTAATCGCGGTAACCGATTGTAGTTTAACCGGTGCATGGCAGAGCGTAGACACAAGGGATTGTGTCGTTGTACTCGACTCTAACTCGACGTGGTCACCGGAGCACGTGCAATTAAGAGCAAGACGCGAAAGTTATTTCGAAAATGTAGAAGATATCCAAGCAGTAAACGCGTGGGAAGCTCACCACTGCCCACCCAGCTTAAAGGAAAGTGAAGCGAACGCATGTAAGGGCGGTTCTTGGAAATAACCACATCACGGCACAAGGACGTGCCACAACCGGAGGTAACGACATGGGTAAAT